AGTTAATGGATTTGATTATCGCAGACGAATCTCCGTCTGAGATTAGTGACACAATTAAAAACGTTCTCTTTGCCAAAGCTGCAGAGAGAATTGAATATGCAAAACCTTTCGTAGCTGATTCTATGTTTGGTTTTGCCGATGAAGAGGATCTTGGTGAATACGACACAGAAGAGGACGAGTAATGGCACATTTACCAGTTGGTAGTGGTATTAGTTTCAATACCAGCACCACATCGGCACAATCTGCACAATTTAGTGTTCAATCTGACACTTTGAGAGTTGTCGCATTGACAGCAAATGCTCACGTTGTTATCGGTTCAAGCCCAACTGCAACCAATGCAGATTATTTTGTCCCTGCTGGTAGTTCTGCAACTCTTTCATTAACTCCTGCATCGATTAATGTCGTTGGATTTGAAACTGGAACAACAACCACTATTGATTTACCAGAAGGAACAGGATCTCCATTTACTGTTGGTGATCTGATTACTATCACAGGTGTGACTGGTGTTGCTGGATTCAATACGACTGCAACCATTGCATCGATTGATAATAGTTCAAACACTTATGGATATTTTTCAGAAAGAATCACCACTAATCATGACAGTAGAGCTTTGACAGCCGCTAATATTACTGGTTTAGGAACTGCTATTGCAAGAAAAACTTTGGTAGTTGCAGCAATCACTGATTCTGGAACAGGTAAATTATACGCACAACAAGTACAACTCTCAGGGCAAGCGTAATGAAACTCATTACAGAAGAAATCGAAAAGGTTGAAGTTATCGTTGAACAACGCAACGGTAAGAGAAATTTATTTATTGAGGGTATTTTTCTCCAAGGTGGAATCACTAATCGTAATGGAAGAATGTATCCCGTCCAAACACTTGGTCGTGAAGTGCAAAGATACAGTGAAAATTTCATTCAAAAAGGTCGTGCTCTTGGAGAACTGGGTCACCCCGATGGGCCTACTGTTAATCTTGACAGGGTTTCTCATAAGATTGTTTCTCTTCGTCAAGAAGGAAATAACTTTATTGGTAAAGCTCAAATCCTTTCAACTCCAATGGGTAAGATTGCTTCATCTCTTCTTGATGAAGGAGTTCAACTTGGTGTTTCTTCAAGAGGTGTTGGTTCATTAAAACCAACTAATGAAGGATACAGTGTAGTGGGAGAGGACTTTACTCTCGCTACTGCTGCTGATATTGTCGCAGATCCATCTGCTCCTGATGCCTTTGTAAATGGAATTATGGAGGGTAAAGATTGGGTTTGGGATGGTGGTATTCTTCGTGAGAGAATGGCAGCAAGAACTTATAAGAGAATTAATACTCTTACAGATCAAAAAAGACTTGATGAACAGAAACTTAATCTGTTTCAGGATTTCTTAGTAAATCTCTAATTTATAAATAAATATAGTTTAATTACAAGGTTAAATCGGAGAGTTCAGATGTCCCGTAAGAGGAATTTACAAGAAATGGAGAACGCCGTGACCAGAGGTGCTGCACCTGCTGAGCCAATGCAAACAATGGCGGGTGTAAGTTATGAAGATCTCGGCGGCCCCACTCCAGAAAACTATCGTCCAGACGATGATTCTGCTAAACTCAATGTCGCTAGTGCTGGCGATGGAGCTTATTCAAGAAATCTTGCTTCGGTAAAAGGCGTCATGGCTAAAACTAAGATGGAAGAAGTTGAAACCGAAGAGGAAGTTATCGCCGAATCGGAAGATGATGAAGAGGAGCTTATCGAAGCTGAGGATGAGGGTGAAGAAGAGGAGTATGAAGAGCTTCCAGAATTGACCGATGAGGTAGATGTAGAAGAGGATGTAAATGCTCTTCTCGGTGGAGAAGAACTTTCCGAAGAATTTAGAGATAAAGCAAAAGTAATTTTCGAGGCTGCTCTGAAGTCAAAAGTAGTTGAAATCAGAGAAGCCCTGGAAGCCCGTTATGAGGCTCAACTTGTTGAAGAAGTTGAGGCCATGAAGGGCGAACTCATTGATCGCGTTGACTCCTATCTGGAGTATGTCGCTGATGAATGGGTAACCGAAAATGCCCTTCAGATCGAACAAGGTCTTAAGACCGAAATGACCGAATCATTCCTCAATGGAATGAGAGGGCTCTTTGAAGAACATTATGTAACAATCCCTGAAGATAGATACGATGTTGTCGAGAGTATGGTAGAAAAACTTGACGAAATGGAGACAAAACTCAACGAGCAGATCGAAAAGAATATTCATCTCAACCAAAGACTCGCAGAGTCGGTTGCCGATGGTATCCTTGCTGATGTCGCTGAGGGTCTGACGACCACTCAGAAAGACAAGCTCGCTTCACTTGCCGAAGGTGTTGAGTTTGAGAGTGAAGAGTCTTATACGGAAAAGCTGATGACCCTGAAAGAGTCATATTTCAAGGCTGTTCCAAAGAGAAGTGAGTCGGAAGTCCTGAGCGAGTCTGTTGATACGCAATCCTATGGTGATGCAATGTCAGCATATATGCAGGTACTGTCCAAGTCAGTTCAGAAGTGAACTTAACATTATAAGCTAAAACACACACTTACAAAGGTAAACGCAAATGTTCCAAGCCGAGCATCTGCAGGAGAAGTGGGCGCCCCTCCTTAATCACGAGGGTCTTGATCCTATTAGAGATCACCATCGTAAAGCGGTAACCGCTGTCCTGCTTGAGAACCAAGAAAGATTCCTGAGAGAAGAGAAGTCTTTTCTCTCTGAAGCCCCAACAATGTCAGTTGGCAACGGTGGTTTCACCGGTAGTGCCACCGCGACTGGCCCTGTTGCTGGTTTCGACCCCGTTCTGATCTCTCTGATCAGACGTTCAATGCCTAACCTGGTCGCTTATGACCTGGCTGGCGTGCAACCAATGAATGCCCCTACTGGACTCATCTTTGCGATGCGTTCACGTTATGTTGATGGCACCAACGCTGATCGTAGACTTGGCACCGAAGCCTTCTTCGATGAGGCTGACACTGCATTCTCAGGTCAGTCATCGGCCTTCAACAATACGAGTGGTTTCTCTAACGCTGCAACTGGTCTTGGCACCACTGCTCAAAGTGGCACAAACCCAGGTGCTCTCAACCCTTCAACTAATGCTACTCAAGTTGCCTACGATGTAGGTCAGGGTATGAGAACCGATGACCTTGAGAACCTCGGTTCTACTGCTGCTCAGCAGTTCAACGAAATGGCTTTCTCGATCGAGAAGGTAACCGTAACTGCTAAGTCACGCGCACTGAAGGCTGAGTATTCACTCGAACTCGCTCAAGACCTTAAGGCAATTCATGGTCTGAACGCCGAAGCCGAACTGGCTAACATTCTCTCTACTGAAATCCTTGCCGAAATCAACAGAGAAGTTATCCGTACCATCTACAAAGTTGCTGAGACTGGTGCTCAAGTTAACACCGCTCAAGCTGGTACTTTCAACCTGGACGTTGACTCCAACGGTCGTTGGTCGGTTGAGAAGTTCAAGGGTCTGCTGTTCCAAATCGAGCGCGATGCTAACGCTATCGCCCAGAGAACTCGTAGAGGAAAGGGCAACATCATCCTGTGTTCTGCTGACGTTGCTTCAGCTCTGACCATGGCTGGTGTTCTGGATTATACTCCTGCCCTTAACGCTAACCTGAATGTAGACGACACTGGTAACACCTTTGCTGGTGTTATTAACGGTAAGTATCGTGTCTACATTGATCCTTATGCCGCCAACAGTGCTGCTACGCAGTATTATGTAATCGGTTATAAGGGCACCTCGCCTTATGACGCTGGTCTGTTCTATTGCCCATACGTTCCTCTCCAGATGGTTCGTGCCGTTGGCGAAGACACCTTCCAGCCCAAGATTGGCTTCAAGACCAGATATGGTATGGTCGAGAATCCATTCTCACAAGGCACCACTCAGGGTAGCGGCACTCTGACCGTTAACGCTAACCGTTATTACAGAAGAGTTTCCGTAACCAACCTGATGTGATATAATATTCCTTGTGTGAAGGAAGTGCAAGAGGGGTCTTTGACCCCTCTTTTTTTTATCTAAATACTTCTAAAACATATAATGTCTCAGACACCATTTACAAAACAGATATCCAACAGGAACTACATGTCGCCAGTTGGATTCAAGTTTATTTTATCAAAAACACCAAAGGTTGATTTTCTTTGTCAATCTGCGAACATCCCTGGAATCAGCATGGGAACTGCAGTTCAACCCACATATCTGAAAGATATTGCTGTGCCTGGTGACAAAGTGCTTTATGATGATCTAACTCTTCGATTTTTAATCGATGAGAACATGATAAATTACTTAGCCATCTACAAATGGATTACTGGTCTTGGATATCCAGAATCAGTCGAACAATACAGTAATTTGAGAGATGATGATCCATATTCAGATGTTAAAAATATTGAGCAAACTGATCCAAGATACTTTGAATTTTCTGATGCAACGTTACAGATTCTCAACAGTAATTATCAACCAAATGTTTTAGTTAAATTTAAAGATATCTTTCCAACTTCATTAACAACTCTGGAATTTGATGTCTCAGAGAGAGACTATGCATACTTCACGGCTCAAGTTTCGTTCAAGTATACAATTTTTGAAATCACTGATAAAAATGGTGTTAGACTAGACAATAAACCGACCATTGGCGATCCTAGATGACTTTAACTCTTGAATTGATTCAGTCGATGTGGGAAGACGATTCCAAAATCGACATAGATAGTATGCATGAAGAGGCAATCAAAGTTCCACAACTTCACGCAAAATATCACGATATGATGAACAACTTAATACTTTTGAAAGCGAAAGCAAAACAATTACAAAGAAACATTCGACACGATAGATACGAATATTTTTCAGGAAAGTCCGATCCAGATGTTTATATCGAGAATCCATTTCCGAAAAAGATCCGCGACAAAGATACAATGCAAAAGTATCTTGATGCAGATGAAAAACTTTCAGAAGCATCAATGAAGATTGAGTATTACGATGTGATGATTAATTACCTCGATAGTATCTTGAGACAGATCTCCAATAGAACGTATCAGATTAAAAATTCTATTGATTGGCATAAGTTTCAAGCAGGTTATTCATGACGCATCTGGTTATCAAAAAGAAAAACGAAGTTTATCTTACAATACAATCCGAACCACACGTTTATCACGAACTTTCAGACTACTTTACATTTGATGTGCCTGGGGCAAAGTTCATGCCCCAGTATCGTAATAAATGGTGGGACGGAAAGATACGTCTTTTTGATTCCAAAAAAAATGAACTCTACGTAGGGCTTGTCGATAAGGTTTTATCTTTTTGTAATCGAAAAGAATATACCTATGAATTTGAAGGAAATAAGTTCTATGGTCTCCCCCTTGAAGAGAACGATATGGTGTCGCCAGAAGGGGTTGCAGACTACGTAAAACACATCTCATCATATAAACCTCGCGGCTACCAAATAAAGGGTGTATATGACGCTTTAAAAAGTAATCGTAAGTTATTAATCTCACCAACAGCTTCTGGTAAATCTCTGATGATTTATTCAATCGTGAGATACTTTATTGATAAACAAATGAATATTCTGTTGGTGGTGCCGACCACTTCTCTGGTGGAGCAGATGTTCAAAGACTTTCAAGATTATGGTTGGGATGCAGAAAGTTATTGTCATAAGATTTATTCTGGTCGAGAGAAGATTACAGATCAACCAGTTGTGATCACAACTTGGCAGTCAATTTATAAATTAGAAAAGTCATTCTTTCAACGATTCAATGTCGTGATTGGCGACGAAGCACATTTGTTTAAATCAAAGTCATTGGTCAGTATCATGACCAAACTTCTCGATTGTAAATACCGATTTGGGTTTACGGGAACACTGGATGGCACACAAACACATAAGTGGGTTTTAGAAGGTTTGTTTGGCCCATCATACAAGATTGTCAGCACTGATGAATTGATGTCTAAAGGTTATTTGTCAATGTTGAACATCAAGATTCTAACACTCAAACACTCACCACGAAAGTTTGATAATTATGAAGATGAGATTCAATATTTGATTAATCATGAACAGAGAAACAACTTCATCAAGAATCTAGCACTGGATCAAAAGGGAAACACTCTGATTCTTTATAGTCGAGTTGAAACGCATGGGCAACCTTTGTATGAACTCATAAATAAATTCAAAGACGAAGATCGTAAATGTTTCTTCGTTCACGGTGGTGTTGATACAGAAGATCGAGAAGAAGTTCGAGCCATTACAGAAAAGGAAGACAATGCAATTATCATTGCTTCATATGGAACTTTTTCAACAGGTATCAACATTCGCAATCTTCATAATGTAA